CCTGGCTTTCTTCGCCATAAGGTGATTGTGTTGGATCAGTCGGGTCTAATGGGTTTCTGTCATCGGTTGTCATGATTAATTATTTTTTAATAAGATTCTTAAACTCTTGTAAAATCTGTGCAGCGTATCTGGCATCAATTAATTTGATCTGTCGCTTTTGTTCATTGAGATCGTATTCCTGTTGAAAATTTGTTACGGCGCGTTTAACACCCGAATCAACGTTGAATGTTTGTATAATGTGTTGTTTAGCTTCTGATGTTATATATGAGGATATATCTTCTTGTGTATAATAAGTTCGCGGCGGATCGACACTAAAATCCACATGCATTTCAATGAAATAAAAATTACCATTGATATCAATGAGGCGAACAATCTGTCGATTTGTGCCATGTTCCGTGAAATCGTAACTATGATCCGAGGCGGCAGATGTAATATTTTCAAATATATCGTTGTACCATGTATCAAAATCGACGATCAAACCCTTATCATTTACATAGTGATGTACCGTTTGATGTGCGACGATATAACCCAAACGAAGTATACCATCATTATATAAATCCCATTTTGATTGATCGTACATCTCAACCGCATTACAACCCTGCGGGAGCATTCCTGATACTGTCACACTAACACCATTGTTAGTGGTAATTGGAAGCCAAACGCCGTTTGCACGGTCTAATTGATTATAAAAAAATCCTGCGTCACCCACCATGTAGTTTGTTGCCCACGTACCCGTCTCTCGTTTGAATATGGTATCGTTAATACGAAATCCTATAAGTATACTCTGCGATGTGTGGTCGGCATTACAACGATATAGTTTAGAATTATATTGTACCTTATTTTCCGTTAAGTATGGTACATTAGGTTTCCATTCTACTTCTTGATATTTGTGGTTTATAAAAGCATAGAACTCGTCATACGTTGCAGGCCAATCGCGAATGGGGTCTAATATATCATTTGCATAAAAAATTAACCATGTATATTTGTAGTTGCCATAATATTTGTCAGCTAAAATATCAGGGCGCTCAAAATCCTGTATAATATGATCGTTATAAAGATATATATTCTTTTTTAAATATTCGCGTATCTTATTACGAAGTGTAATATTTGTACAAACTTCGCCATCAAATTCTGTTGTCGGAAAATATTTAAAGTAATCCATTTACTACCAACCCTCGCGAATTCTTTGTTTAGTGAGAATTTCATTCTCTCGGAAATGTAAAGACATTTGTATACAAACTGGATGGCTCGATTTGAAAAATGCTGGCACCCCCGCACCATTGTATTCGATGTTACATGCTAAGAGAGCACACGCAGATGTGCGAAATAAAAACTTTAACCCCGGTGCATAAAAACTAACAATAAAATTATTAGGATATAAAAAATATCGAGACATTGCAGCTCCGGCCCCCGCAGCACCTTGACCGCCTATGATGTCCGTCGATCCTTCTGGATGCATGGCATACTTAATTTGAAATAGGATATCCTGTATCTCCTGTGCTTCTCTTTGATTTTTGGGTAAAAACGTAAAATCTAAAACGAATTCGCGAAAGGTCATACCAACAAATCTTAAGGCGGCGTGGGGGTTGACCATCCGACGGGCTTTAATTTCAGCAGCTGCACCAGCGTTTAATCCGGTAAATGAATCGGTTGCTCGCGAAAAACCCTGCTGTGCAGCTCCTTCAAAAACTCCTGGTAGTCCAGATATTACATCCCCAAAGGTAGCCTTATTACGAGCGATATCATCAACGATGTTAGCAATCTCCCCAGTCATAAACCCCAAATCTAAAGTTTCCCAATTTGCATTATATGCTACGCGTACAGATGCGGGCATATACAACCCAATGGCATACTGCGTTCTTGGTGCTGCTGCTACCGCATCGACCACATTTAAATGTATAAACGGTATATCCGACATCGATTGTTTAAGTGAAAGCGGGTAGGCTAGCGACGGAAATGGTATCCACGCATGATAGAACTGCTTGTCTCCCTCCTTATAATCAGCAAACCACGGCTGATCTCCGGCTTCAGAATTAAATCGATCTGGTGGAATGGCCATCTATTTTCCTGGTAATAAATATCTAATATATCAAAGAATAGTTATAATGTCACTTATATTTATAAGACAAATTTGAAATTAAATAATGACTTATCACGGGCACTATACACCACATAAACCCGATAAATATCACGGTTCTTTACCAATTGTCTATAGAAGTAGCTGGGAACTTGGGTTAATGAAGTGGTGTGATGATAATGATAAGGTATTAAAATGGGGAAGTGAGAGTGTTATCGTACCATATTATAACGAGGTCGATAAAAAATATCATCGCTACTATGTTGATTTTAATATAACTTTTAAAGATGTTGGCACATATCTTATTGAAATTAAACCGAAAAGTAAACTTGTACCACCAAAAAAATGTCAATCTGGGCGGCTCACCAAACGATATTTGCGAGAAGTGCTTGAATATGGACAGAACTATTCGAAGTGGAAGGCTGCTAAAAAATATGCCGAAGAGCGCGGGTATACCTTTACAGTCTGGACTGAAACGACTCTTAAAAGTCTGGGAATCCCAATTATCTAACATAAATAATAAACAAAGAGTGTTATGCCATCAATAGAAAGTTTCAAACAAAAGATCGTTAAAGGTTTAGCAAGACCGAATAGGTTTTTCGTGCAGATTACATTTCCAGCCAATTTCTTAAACTCCGACGCCATGAACCTAACTCAGTATCAAGACCCAAGTTATGCGTGGAGTGCTTTGTTCAAGTGGACAATGAACGCGCCTGAGAACGCCAAAAGCCTTTCATTTTTATGTGAAAGCGTCGAAATGCCCGGAGTACATTTCGCAACCATCGAAGACAAACAGTTTGGTCCGTTTAGAAAAATTCCATACCTTCCCATATATAACGATTTGAGCATGGTTTTCATGTGTGGTGTTGATATGAAACCTCGGCTTTTATTTGATCATTGGCAAGCAGTTGTCATGGACAAATACGATTTTAAATCGTATTATTATGATAGCTACATCGCCACTGTTACAGTAAGTCTATTAGATGAACAGAATGTGCCAATATATACAGTTAAATGCTTTGAAGCATATCCAATTGAGGTCGTTGGTCAGCAACTATCATATGGCGAAACGGATACGTACTTAAAACTTGAAGTGAAAATGGCTTATCGCTTCTGGGATATGAGCGATGAAGTGGCAAATTTCAAACAAACCTTTTCCAATATACAATCAATTTCAAGATCTAATAATGACGTTGAAAGTGGAATTGGTATTGATTCGGCACCGACAACAGGCATTAGTAATAAACAAGGCGGATAATTTTTTTAATATTATTTGATAGGAGAATGATATGGCTTTACCGGTACTAACAACGCCAACATTTGACGTTCTTATTCCATCAACAAATAAGAATGTTAAGTGTAGGCCCTTTCTAGTGAAAGAAGAAAAACTACTTTTAATGGCATTAGAAAGCCAAAATGAAGAAGAAACAATCAATGCAGTAAAACAGGTTTTAAACAACTGTGTAGTTGATTGGAAACAAAACGCGATTGACGAATTGGCAACCTTTGATTTGGAATATGTCTTCTTAAAAATTCGTGCAAGATCAAAAGGTGAAAAGATCAAACTAAAATATAAGGGTCTTGAAACTTCTGAATGTGAGGAATGTAAAAAAGCAAAAGCCGTTGAAATCGATTTGAACAAAATCGAAATTAAAAAAGATCCTGAACATACAAAAAAAATTGCACTAACTGATGATATTGGTATAGTCATGAACTATCCTAAGTTCTCTTTGGTTAAGCAATTGGAAAAGGGCACTGAGATTGAAGTTATGTTCGATTTGATCAAAACCTGTATCGAATCAATATACGATAAAGAAAATGTGTTT